AGCGAGCTGATGAACCTCAACATGCAGAGCACCCAGCTCCTGTGGAACGGGGACGCGGCGAAGTTGCAAGCACTGAAGGCGGCATGGGAAGCCGTCCAGAAAGATCCTGCTGCGTCTGATGCGCAGCGCATCGGTGCCAAGCGGGAGTACGAGGCGTACGCCTTCATGTACGACAAGACCAACCCGAAGTCGGGTGTCGCCCGTGGCAACCAGTACTACAACGAGGGTGCCCGGGCAGTGGCGTTCCTCGACAAGAACCGAGACGTCAACGAGTCGGACTTCGGCGCAGGCAAGGTGGCCTCGTGGATCCGGGCAACCACCAGCATGATCCAGCTTGGCGCCTCCATCGCCACGGGTGCGCTGAACTACATGGGTGCGATCGTCAACAGCATCCCATACCTCGCCACGTACAACGAGAAGACCGCCTTCGGTGGTGGCTTCGGGTTGGGCCCGACCATCGCTTCGTTCCAGCGGGCGCTGTCGCAGGTGGGGTTCATCAAGGGCCTGCGTGGTCAGTTCACCGACGAGGATCTCGGCACGGCTGAGTTCTACGACCGGATGCTCGGTGAGACCCCTCAAGCCGAGGCACTGCGCAAGCGCTTCGGGCTGACCGAGGACGAGGCGCGGTTCATGGCCCGGGAGACCCGTGAGGGTACGATGATCCCGGCACTGACCAACTCACTCGTGGGAACAGCTCGTGGGCGGGTGCAGTCCGCTGCTGGGCAGAAGTTCATGGACGGCTGGATGTGGACGTTCAACTCCACGGAGCAGGCTGTGCGCCGCGCTGTCGGGTTGGCTGCCTACCGCATGGAGCGTGCGCGTGCCATCGGCAATGGCGCGAAGCCAGCCGATGCGGACATCAAGGCCCGCGACACGGCGGTGAACGCGCTGAACTTCACGCTGGGCGACTACGCCGTGATGAACCGCCCGCCCCTGTGGCAGAGCGGCCCCCAGTCGTTCGTCTACATGTACAAGGTCTTCCCGACCACGACGATTCAGGTGCTCAGCCGACTGCCACGCGAGGGGCGGTTCTATATGCTGACGGCCTTGTTCGTGCTGGGCGGCATCACAGCGTTCCCCTTCGCGGAAGACTTGGAGGACATCCTCGACACCATCGCGCAGGGCCTCGATATGAATATGGCATCCGTGCGAGTGGAGCTTGCGCAGATGATCGACGAGGTGTTCCCCGGCATGTCGGCCAACGTGCTGCGTGGCTTCGCCAACTCATACTTCCCGGGCAACATCGCTGACCGGGTCAGCGTGGGCAACTTCATCCCGGGCACCGGTATCCTGCTGGCAGGGGCCAACGTGGGGCGTGAGCTGACCGACGTCGCCGGTCCCGCTGTGGGGATGCTCACCGGCGTCGCAACATCCGGCATTGACTTGCTACGTGCCATGACCACCGAGCGGGTCACCATGATCGACGTGCTGCGCGAGTCGCCGGTCACCATGGGGCGTGCCTTGGGCGACACCATCGCCTACATGCAGTCCGGTGCCATCGTCGATCGTCGTGGGTATGTCGTCTCGCAGGAGATCCCAACGACCATGCTGGCGGCACGCCTGCTGGGGTTCTACCCCTCCGAGGCTGCGCAGCAGTACGACGTGATCCGGGCATCCAAGCGGATCGTGGACTACCAGAAGGAGACCGTGGCCGGGTTCCGCACCGCGTGGATCAAGGCCAAGATCCAGGGCGACGAAGCCCAGGCCCAGGCCATCGTGGAGTCGGTGAACGACTGGAACCGTGGCACCCGTGGCACGGCGCTGGAGATCCGCAACTTCCTGCCCAACGCCAACCGGGCACTGCGCGAGGCTCAGCGTCCTGCGGGAGAACGCTTCCTGCGGGCCGCTCCTCGGGCTGCACGCGAGGAGCTGGGCACCATCGAGTCGCTGCTGGGCTACACCGACTGAACCGCCTTCAGCTTGCCCAGGGCCATGTCCTCATAGCTCTGGTCGGCTGCGTCGAGGATGCCCTGCATCCGGGGGTGGTTCAGGTTCACGCCGATGACGTAGCTCTGGCCCAGCTTGGCCGGGGTGTCCTTGCCCAGGTACGCCTTCTTCGATCCCGGGGTGGCGATCGCACCCTCCTCGGTCAGCTCCTGCATGAAGCCCTTGTAGTCGGTGCCCTTGGATGACAGCCAGCGCCGGAAGTGGGCGCGGTCCACCATCACGGTGCCGGAGTCGAACACGCCGCTGGCGGTCTTGCGGTACACGTCGAAGCGTACCCGGATCTCGCCACGTGGCATGCGGGCAGAGTCCACCATCGGGCGCAGTGTGCCGGTGTGCATCACGGTCACTGCCGCATCTGCCGAGTCGTTGAGGTACTCGGACAGCATGTCGAAGGCGTCGAGCTTGTTCTCTGCCACGCTGCGCCGGATGGCCCCTACCTGCGCCAGCATCCACTCGATGCCGGGGCGGTGGTCGTGCCGGATCAGGCCCCAGTCGTAGGCCATCTGCGAGGCGAGATCCGCGAGGATGGCAGCTTGCTCCCAGAACCGTTCCTCACCGGCGAAGCGCACCCCGTACCGCTTGTGGAACGACGCTGTGGCCTCGGCAATGGCGGCTCGGATGCCGTCCGCGCCCAGCTCCAACAGCTTGGCGATGAAGACCACGCCGACCTGTCCGTAGTTCGCCATGAGGAACTCGTAGACCTTGCGCCCAGCGGCGCTGTCCTTCACGAACATCGGGTGTGGTGGGACGCTGACCTCCAGTATCCGGGCCATCTGCGCATCGGTGTCGAGCCCGCTGGCGATCAGCTTGGATTGCAGCGACTTGTTGGTGGATACGATGACCGGTGTGGCCCAGGTCTTGGCGTCCCGCTCCTCGGCGTTGCGGTTCAGCCGCGCCTTGTCCCGACCCTGCGACACCCAGTAGGCGAAGTCGCCCACCTCCTTGTCGTCCATCATGGTCACTTCGTCGATCGTCATCGGCATGTGGGAGTACAGCCCCATGCGACCGAAGAGCGTGTTGGGTGTGAACTTGGCAGCGAAGTGCAGCTTGTCCGGGTTGCCGTAGATCGACTGCACCCAGTACTGCGCCAGGGTCTTGCCGCCACCGGTCGGGCCGTACAGCGACACGGTCAGCCCCTTCAGCCCGGTGAAGGCGTACAGGGGTGCCGACAAACCGACACCCAGCGCGAAGTTGTGCGCAGGCAGTCCCGTGCGGTCGATCAGACGGGTGAAGTCCACCCACTGCGATAGGTCTCCGGCTCGGCTGTACAGCTCATGCCCCAACCTGTTGGTGGCAGATGCCAGACTGATCGTCTCCTCGCGGACACTTCCGTCCGCTTCGCGGCGCAGCAGCAGGTCACCGATGACGAACTGGGTGAAGTTCTCCTTCCAGCCCATCGTGGCGTAGAGGTTCGTCATGGCCCGCTTCTGCCGCAGTTCGTCCATGTATGAGCGCAGCATGAGTTGGAACAGCTCCGTCTGTTTCACGCCAGCCAGGACGATGCCCTGGTCAGCTATCTCGGTGGTGAACTCCTTGATCCGTGGCACGGTGAGGAACGCCTGCCGCAGTGCCATCTCGGTCCAGCCGTGGTGTGGCCGCTTCCACATGTACCGCACGGTCTCATACCCGAGACCCTCGTCACGCCCGTAGGCCACGGGGTACAGGTCGAACTTGCACACGTCGACGTGGGTGTCATCCACCGACATCTTGATGCCATCCGCAGTCCGCTTGAACGGGCGCGGCACCGGGATCTCCACAGCGGCCACAGCCGGGGCATCCTGTGCCGCCTTCACCTCGACGTACTGCACACCCAGCCGTGCCGGGGTGCCGATCTTGTCCTTGTACTTGCACCCCTTGCACCCGCTGGGGCGTTCGCCCTCGAGCTTGGCGCAGGTGGTGGGGCCGGTGGTCGCCGCCTTCCAGTGGTGCAGCTTGCGGATCGTGTCGTTCGCGTCGTAGTCCGGGTGCTGCTCCGACCATGCGATGGCGGTGGCCTCAGGATCCTGACAGTACGCTGCCACACCGAGCAGCCCGTACCACATGGGCTCGGGCACATCCTTCTGGTTGGCCACCGCCCAGTTGATCTGCTGGCACTTGGACACCACGACGATCGGGATCGCCGGAGGGAAGTCGCTCTGCACCGCAAGAGCTTGTGTCAACTTGCTGACACGTGTTGAGCCTGCCACCGGGGGACTAATGGCCGGCATACCCACTGCCCGCCTCAGCGTGTCCGGGTCCACCGGTGGTGCGTCGATCAGTAGCTTGACCTCGTTGCCGTTCTTCGGGTTGTGCGTGCCGATCGGACGCAGCACCAACGCACTGTTGGTTGTCAGGCCTGCGTCGACCTGGAGAAACCCTGTGCTGACTGCCTTGGCCTTGGCCGCGTCAGCCAGTGGGTGCCACTGCTCAGGC